GGTGGCCACTGGGTGTTCGGCGCAGAGCAGACCGAAATCGAAGCCGACAGCACATGGGCCGTCAACCCGTTCTCCTTCGTCCACGGCTTCATCGCCTGGGGTGATGGCGAAGTGCTCGGCGAGAAGATGACCAGCGTGGCCAACCCACTGCCAGAACTCGACGCAGCGCCAGCCGGTGCGAAGAAGGGCTGGGAGTCGCAAGTGGGCATGAGCCTGCAATGCGTCTCGGGCGAAGACAAGGGCACTGAGTGCCGCTACACCGTCACATCTGTGGGCGGTAAGCGTGCAGTGCAGACCCTGGCTGTGGCCTTGGCTGATCAGGTGGAGAAGGACCAGTCCAAGCCAGTCGCCATCGTGCGCCTGCGCAAGGACAGCTACGCCCACAAGTCCTACGGCAAAATCTACACTCCGGTGTTTGAGATTGTCGAGTGGGTGTCGATGGACGGCGAAGCGCCTGAAGCTGCACCAGCCGAAGAAGCACCTACCCGCCGCCGCCGCGCAGCGTAATTAACCGGGGGCTTCGGCCCCCTGTTAGAATATCCCCACGCTTGGCGGCGTGTTCAAGGTAAGCCCTGTTCTGCATTCTGCTCGCACCTTGCGAGTCCGCCAACGCCTCACGGTGAGAATGCAGAACAGGGCTTTTTTGTTTGTCTGATATGGAAAACTGGAAAACTATCCCCGGCTACGAGGGGCAATATGAAGTCAGCGATCAAGGTCGCGTGAGGTCATTTAGACGCAGCGTTAATGGTCGGCTGTTAAAATCCGGTCGAATGCCGCAAGGGCATTTGAGCGTAGCGCTTGGCCGAGGAAACAGTCAGTGCGTCCATAAGTTGGTGTTGTTGGCGTTTGTGGGCCCCGCACCAGATAAACATGAGTGCTGTCATAACAACGGCGACCCAGCGGATAACCGGCTAGAAAATTTGCGCTGGGGCACTCGAAGTGAAAACATTAGGGATGCGGTTCGGCACGGCACATGGGTTACGCCGGGGCGGACTGCCGGGCAAATTAAAGGTCGTGCAAGCCGGTGGGGCCACGCATGAGCATCTTGTATTGCGATTTCGAGACGCGCAGCCGCTGCGATCTCAAGGCAAAAGGTGTCTACAACTACGCGCAGGATAATACGACTGACGTCTTGATGATGTCCTACGCCTTCGACGACGGTGAAGTCGTCACATGGTTGCCCGGCGCAGCGGGTGGCATAACCCAGCCATTCCCCGAGGCCGTGCGGCAGCACAAGGGCCTAATCTACGCCCACAACGCCGCCTTCGAGCGGCTGATCTTTTGGTACGTGCTCCAGATCAACTTCGAGCTGGAGCAGTTCTACTGCACCGCCACGCAGGCCCGCGCCAACTGTGCCCCCGGCTCGCTCGAAGACGTGGGCCGCTTTGCTGGCGCTGACATGCGCAAGGACCACCGAGGCAGCCAGCTGATCCGTCTGCTGTCTGTGCCGCAGGCCAACGGCCAGTTCCGCGAGGACGCTGCGCTCATGGACGAGATGGTGGCCTACTGCGAGCAGGACGTGCGCGCCATGCGGGCGATCAGCCAAGCCCTGCGGCCACTGTCCGACGTCGAGCTGGCCGACTACCACGTCAACGAGCGGATCAACGACCGTGGCATCCTGGTGGACGTGCCGCTGTGCCACTCGGCCGTGAAGTTCGCCGCTGACGAGATGGTCGAGATTCAGCAGATCGTCACCGAGGTGACCGAAGGCGCGATCACCAGCGTGCGCAGCCCCAAGATGCGCGAGTGGGTGCTGGCCCGCGTCGGTGACGAGGCCAAGAAGCTGATGTGGACTGGCGAGAAGTATTCGATTGACAAGAACGTGCGGGCCAACCTGCTCGCGATGGAGAACCCAGATGAAGTTCCGCCCGATGTGGCCGAGGTTATACAGTGCGCCGACGACCTCTGGGCGTCGTCGGTTGCGAAGTTCAGCCGCCTTGCAAGCCTGGCAGACGAGGAAGATCACCGAGTTCGAGGTGCCCTCGTTTTTGCTGGAGGCAGTGCAACAGGGCGTGCTTCATCCTACGGCGCTCAAGTCCATAATTTCCCACGTAAGAGCGCAAAAGACCCCGACGCCGTCCGCACAGCTATGGTTCGAGGCCACAAAATTGTTCCACAGTTCGGGGCCCGGATCACGGACGTCTTGAAGACGATGCTGCGCCCCGCCATCGTGGCCGCGCCCGGCAACGTCCTGATCGCCTACGACTGGTCGGCTATCGAGGGCCGCGTGCACCCGTGGCTGTCCAACTGCAAGGCCGGTGAGGCCAAGCTGGACGTGTTCCGCTCGGGCCTTGACCCGTACAAAGTCAACGCTGCGGCCACCTTCCGTGTGGACTACGCCGAGGTGACGGGCGACCAGCGGCAGATCGGCAAGGTGCAGGAGCTGGCTCTCGGCTTTCTGGGCGGCGTGGGCGCGTTCGCTGTGTTCGGCCGCGCCTACGGCATCCACCTGTCGCCTGGTGAGGTGCAGCGGGCCGTGGACGGCTGGCGCAAGGCGAACCCTTGGGCCATGCAGCACGGCAACGTGCTGGAGGACGCTTACCTCAGGGCGATGAGAAACAAAGGGCATGAATTTAAGGCCGGACGGATTGTGTACTTGTTCGACGGTCAGACCCTTTGGTATGCTCTCCCGTCCGGCCGGGTACTTTGCTACCCAAACGCCAAGTTCGACGAGCAGGGCAACGTGACCTACACCAAAGCAGCATGGAAACCAGCAGCAGACGCCAAGGAGTGGCCACGCGCCCGTCTTTGGAAGGGTCTGGCCTGTGAGAACGTGGTGCAGGCAACGGCCAACGACATCTTGCGCGAGTCCCTGCGCCAGCTGGACGGCGTCGTCGCTCACGTCCATGACGAGATCGTGGTCGAGTGCGCAGCGTCTGACGCTGAGGCCGTGGCCGCCCGGATGCACCAGATCATGTGCACACCGCCCGCCTGGGCCGAGGGCTTGCCCCTTGGCGCTGAGGGCGTGACCACCACCCGCTATTCGTAAAAACAAAAACGCCCGGTGGGAGCCGGGCGCTAAAAAGGAACCAATCATGAATCTGCTCTTGAATTATATCTGCTCCTTGGCTGCTGAGGGCGAAACCGCGCTGATCGTGCGGCAAAAGCCCATCGGCAACGAGTTGCAGTTCCACGCCGACGGGGCCATCAAGGCCACCTGGCCCGCCATGCTGCCCACGGCCAAGGTCAAGCCCGACTGGGCCATCTACGGCAACACCGCCAGCTTCATCATCGACCGCTTCAAGGACGGCCACCCGTCTGCCAGCGCCGCCAACTGCGAGTACGTGCTGGTCATGGTGCTGGATGACGTGGGCACGGCCAAAGTGCCCAACACCTGCCCCCTGCCCCCGACGTGGATCATGGAGACCTCGCCCGGCTCGTTCCAATGGGGCTACGCCTTCAGCGTGCAGCCGCGCAAGGGTGAGTTCGCCGCAGCCATCAAGGCCATCGCCGAGGCTGGCTACACCGACAAAGGCGCGATCAACGCCGTGCGCAACTTCCGCCTGCCAGGCTCGATCAACTTGAAGCCCGGCAAGGACAACTTCGCAGCTGTGCTGGTCGAGTTCAACCCCGAGCGTGAGTACACCCTCGAAGAGCTGTGCGCGGCGATGAACGTCACGCCCGGCCCGGTCGAGGCCGTCTACTCACCTGTGCGTGTGGCTGACGACGGTGGCGACGACGTGATGGCCTGGCTGTCCGACAACGGCATGGTGATCTCTAACCCGAACCAAGAGGGCTGGGCTGGCGTGATCTGCCCCAACAGCGTCGAGCACACCGACGGCAACCCTGAGGGCCGCTACCTGCCCTCGACCCGCGCGTTTTGCTGCCTGCACAGCCACTGCACTGAGCTGACCAGCCGCGTGTTCTTGGACTGGGTGGCCGACAACGGCGGCCCACAGCACGACCCTGGCCTGCGTGACGAGCTGCTGACGCGCGCAATGGACTCCGCCCTGTCCAAACTCACACCGACACAGCAATTCCCAAACTCTGGGGCGCTCGTTGTGGCCGAAACTGAGCGCAAGGAAATGGCAAGGCTTGAGAAAGAGGACTGGTACGGGCGCTTCGCCTACGTCCTGGACGACGACGCCTATTTCGACATCGGCGACCGGCGCGAGGTCTCGCGCAGCAGCTTCAATGCCCTGTTCCGCCACATCGGCTGCAAGTCCATCCATAACGCCCGCAAGATCGAGGCGTCGGCCTGCTTTGACGAGAACCGCGAGGCTAAGGGCGCAGCCACGATCGTGGGCGTGACTTACGCCGCAGGCGGTGACGTGTTCGTAACCCGCGACGGGCAGCAGTATGGCAACCGCTGGCGGGACGCGCGGCCTGCGGCAGCACCTGGTGACGTCTCCCGGTGGCTAACCCACCTCGAGCGCCTGATTCCCGTCGAGTTTGAGCGCGAGCACCTTCTGAACGTCATGGCCCACAAGGTCCAGTTCCCCGGCCACAAGATCAACCACGCCGTGCTGATGGGCGGCACGCACGGCTCAGGCAAGGACACCTTGTTCGCCCCCTTCTTCTGGGCCATCGGCGGTGCGAGCAAGACCAACTGTTCACTGGTCAAAAACGAAGACCTCACCTCACAATGGGGCTACGCCCTTGAGTGTGAGGTCATGGAGATCGCCGAGCTGCGCCAAAGCGAAGCCAAGGACAGGCGGTCCCTCGAGAACACCCTGAAACCCATCATCGCAGCGCCCCCTGAGCTGCTGCCCATCAACCGCAAGGGCCTGCACCCCTACATGGCCCTGAACCGGGTGCTGGTGGTGGCATTCTCAAACGAGCGCGCAGCGATCACGATCTCAACTGAAGACAGGCGCTGGTTTTGCCTGTGGGCTGAGTGTGAGAAACTGCCCGAGGCTGAGGCCGTGGGCCTGTGGAATTGGTACAAGAACCGGGGCGGCTTTGAGGCCGTGGCGCATTACCTGGCCACGCGTGACGTCTCAGCGTTCAACCCCTCCGCCCCTCCACCCATGACCGAAGCCAAAGCGATCATGACCGAGCAGGGCCAAAGCATGGCCGAAGCGTTTATCGTGGACTTAATCGAGCGCAAGCAAGGTGACTTCGCGCGCGGCGTGGTGGCGTCCCCCTTCACCTTGTTGTGTGATCGGTTGCAGGGTCTGGCCCCGCCTGGCACCAAGATACCCCCGGCCGCGCTGATGCACGCGCTCAAGGCGTGCGCCTGGGTGGACTGTGGGCGTCTCGCGTCGCATGAGCTGCCCAACAAAAAGCACGTATTCCGCGCGCCCGATATGGCTCACTTGTCAAAATCTGAGCTTAGGCGACTGGCCGAGGCCCCAACTGGGGCCAGGCTGACATCATAAAAAAGGGGCCGCGAGGCCCCTTATCTTTTGCCGCTCAGAATGCGGACCAGTAACGCAAGACAGGCGTAGATCATGTCGGAAACCCCCGGCTAGGGATTGACAGGGCCTGCTGGCCGCCCGGGCGGATGTACGGCGCGGGCGGCGGCACGTACGGCGCGTAAGCCGCGCTGTAGGGCTCACGCTGGCCACGCAGGCGATCGTGGCCCTGGCTGGTGATCTTGAACGTGCGCGGGCGGCCAGGCTTAACCGTGCCCGAGATAAGGTGCGCCTGCTCCATCGCGCTCAGGTCCCTGCTCAGGTGTCGCAGGTCTAAACGCCGTTCTAGGTCGATGTGCGACATGGGCCCTTTTTCCTTCAATATGCGGAGAACCGCTAGAGTGCGTGTGCTCATTCTTTGGGCTCCTCTATAACTTCAGGGAAAGCCGGGTCCAGGCCGGGCGGTGTACGGTTAACCGCTGGCGCGAAGTCGCATGCAGCCAAATGCAAGCGCTTATGATTTAACGCGGCGTAAGCAGCCACATAATCGGACGTAAGCATCACGGCCGGATTAAATTTAGGGTAATCGCGCTTCGCGCTGTGATGCTTGTCTATGCCCTTTGGCCGTTCGAGCTTTGGCCCGCGTTTGCCTTTGGACTTGTCAACTATGGCCAGGACATCGTAAACCGCTTGCGCGTTTTCGGGTTTAACCGTGAACGTGGCGCGGCCGTGTTTAATCGTTTGCATGGTGTTTACTCTCCAGGTATTGGGCGACGGTCCGCCCGGTTAAAAACGCGTGCTCTGCGCTGGGTAGATCGATGGGCGCGCCGTCTAGGGCGTCGGCCAGATCAATAAGCCACTGCCAAAATTCTTTCATGTCTCGAAGTCCTGTAAATTAGCGGCCATTGTGGAATATGGCCCTGTCTGGAATAACGCGCGGTAAGCAAAATAAACTGTCATCAGGGTGACCGGCCGCCCCTTATGCGTGCCACGCGTGCCAGGCGCTGGCCAGGACTCGCGCGTAGGGTATCGGTCCGGCCGTGGGTCGTGGGTGTAACCGATATTCATGCGGCCACCTGCAAGCGGATAACGCGCGCCATTTTTTGACCGTGGGCAGGGTAGCAGATAAGCGGGATCGTTTTATCCCAGCACGCGCGGCAACCATTGCAGCGGCCGTCGTGCTCATAAGCGCGGCACAATGACGCGCCTGGATGCTCGCGGAAAGTATCGGCGCTGGGTCCAATGACGCTGCCATGCAGGCCAGGGATGTATTCCCCGTTGATCGAATCGGCAGAAAATCGCACGCTCACGTTCGCCAGGTTTTGCATTTGGTCCAGGACCTGACGGAATTTGGGGAATTTGTGCATGCGAGTAGGTAACCAATGGCGGCACCAGGGCGTGCGCTGCATGACCTCGAGCACTTTTTCCGCCAGGGCCAGGGAATACAGGTCACCAGAATCTAACCAGCGGAAATATCGGTCTTTTTCCAATTCCTGGACCATATCGTCGCACCAGTCCATGCGCTGCCAGTCCTGGCGGTTAAATTCCCTGGGTGCTTTGACGTTCGCGAACCGGTAATTTCCGGTTGTAGCGTAACAACCCTTGCAGGCGTCAACGAGCACGCCAGGCGACTCGATCGAGCCAGGGCAGGTGTCCAGGGCCTGAAGAGACCAGGACCGGATCCCATCAAGTTTTGAAGTTACAGATATTTTTGGCATGTCGGCCCCTTATTTGGTCAAGATATCAAAATAGGCCAGCGCGCCAATGGCCAGCGCGAGCCCGATGGCCACGGCCGCGAGCGCATCGCGCCAGTCTGTTTTCTTTGCGTCGGTGAAAATGTTTCTTTGCATGATGGTCCCTTCAAAATGATTCATAAAAGCCGCCAGCTTCGCGGCGTGCTTCGGTGATGCGGAGATGCCAGGCCCACGCGGCCGCGGCCGTTTTGCACTCTGCGATCAATTCCGCGTAATCGGCCGCGTCGAAGGTTTCGAGCATCTCGCCGCCGTCGGTTTCGTATTGTTCGCTGGCCAGGGTTTTCAATTTTTCGATTTCGGTTTGCATGCTGTCGGTTCCTTTTCGTTTCGTTTACTGTGTCACCCTCGCGGGCTAGCCGCTAGCGTAACAGATTTTTTGACAATGTAAAGGATTTTTTGTCACGTTTGCGACATCCTGGGTCATAAATTGTCACGGATTGTCACGGATTGTCACGTTTTGGCGAGGCCATGACCCATGCGCGCGGCCTTATTCCATGCGGGTTGTAGCGGTTTCTGGGTCAAATTGTCATTTTTTTTTAAGACTTCATAGAAAGATAGATATATATATAGGATATGAGCGCGCCGTGACCCACGCCAGCAATCGTGAGCCTCCACGATTTTTTTGACAATTTGACCCAGAAAACGCTAGAAGCCAGTAGCCATGCGGGTTTGCGCATGGGTCACGGGTATTTTTTGGATGACAATCCATGACAATCCATGACAATCTACAATCCGGTCATGGTTAGGCCCTGCAAAATCGATACCGTTAATTTTTTCCGACGCATCAATGATGATGAGCGCGCTATTTTGTTGGCCGCTGGCGCTGGCGACTTGTCCGAAGGCTTTCGTAATTTGCTGGCAATTTATACAGTGCTGCACAATCAAGGCTTTCGCCCCGGTGACCCGCTCGAGTCCATCACGATATTTGCTAATGAGAATGATTATCAATTGGGTGACTGATGCCCGATAGGTACCGGTCAAAAGGACCCGCATCCTCTCACGCTATTTTCTCCCTGCAAAATGGCCGCTCGCTCGCATCATGTGGCCGTCTGGCGCCTGGCGCGATAGCCTGGCGCTATTGGCTCGCGTAGCCGGTAGCCTTTTGCTATGGGGGGGAGGGGTGGTGGCAAAGACAAAAAGTTACAGGTGCCCCCGCTGTACTGAAGAAAGCAAATTGACTTTATCTTGTGTTTGTGGTACCCTGTGAAGGTACCAACCACACGGGAAAAGCCATGCTGACTCAAGCCAGATTGAAAGAACTGATGACCTACGACGCTGACACTGGCGTGTTCACTCGAATAAAATCAGTCAGTCGCGCTGGGCGGCGCGTAAGCGACAGACCAAATAGCGATGGGTACCTTTCTTTCTGCATTGACTACAAAACGTACTTACAGCACCGCGCTGCCTGGCTGTACGTCTACGGAGAGTTTCCCGTCGGCCACATAGACCACATAAACCGCGTAAAGACGGACAACCGCCTATGCAACTTACGAGTAGTTACCGACTTTGAAAATCGCCAAAACACACCACCTCCGCAAAACAGCCTGTACCCTAACGTCCACTGGGTAGCATGGAAGAATAGTTTTAGGGTGCGAGTTAAGTCAGCAGGTAAAGAGCACGTCAGATTCTTTAAGTCTTTTGAAGACGCAAAAAAGTGCTCTGATGAAATGCGTCAAAAGTACAAACCACTGTTTACGACTTAAGCCACGTGACAACATGACCCACATGACCCATAATCGCGTCTACTTCCTAAGGGGTAAAAGTGACTGAACTCAAAAAGAAACGCGGCCGACCACCAGGTTCGGTCAAGATGACGATCCAGCGGTACGCCACCAACCCGCCCGCGATATTGCCGAAGACGGACCACCAACGCATCAAAGAGCTTAAAGAGCTGATGATCCGCTCTGGCGGCAAAGACGTCGCAGAGAAGGTGATCCAGATCGCGCTCAACGATGAGCACCCCGGACAGATGGCGGCGCTGAAGATGTGCATGGACCGCACGCTGCCGATCGGCATGTTCGAGAAGGACAAGAGCCAGAGGAGCGCCATCACGATCTCGATTACTGGTCTTGGCCAAGAGCCGCAGATCATAGAAGCGGGAGACGTTACCGATGTCTGACGAAGCCCTATGGTGGCTGACAAAAGACGGTGATTTGGACTGCCTTGACTTGTATGAAGAACACTACAGTTGTTATAAATACGCCGACGGGCGAAAACGAAAACTATTTGTCGGACCGGGCGAAAAGGTTGTACTCAGAACCAAAACCGCTGACGCCATGTTTGTCTGGCGAAAGTTCATCGACGATAGCGGACAAACAGGAATCAACTGCGCTGTGTTCAGGAACGAAAGCCCGCATAGAAGCTCAGACCTCATACGACAAGCGGATCGAATTGCTGACTGCCTCTGGCCTAATAGCAGGCATTACACCTTTGTACGTTCGGAAGCGGTTAAGTCCGCCAATCCCGGCTTCTGCTTTATCGCGGCTGGCTGGCGCAAGTGCGGGCGAACAAAATCTGGACTGCGAATACTTGAAAGACTAACCGATGTCTGACCTCAATTTCAGTCTCCTGCCTTGGCAGCAACAGGTATACGCCGACGACCATCGATTCAAAGTGATCGCCGCTGGGCGGCGCTGCGGGAAGTCCAGACTGGCGGCGACGACTCTGATCATCGAGGGCCTGCGCTGTCCGCAAGGCTCGGCCGTGCTGTACGTCAGCCCGACGATGGGTCAGTCGCGGCAGATCATCTGGGATCTGTTGCTAGACCTTGGCAAAGAGGTGATCCAGTCGAGCCACGTGAACAATTTGGACATCACGCTCATCAACGGCGCGCGCATCTACGTCAGAGGCGCAGACCGGCCGGACACGCTGCGAGGCGTCAGCTTGACGTATGCCGTGCTGGACGAGGTGGCCGACATCAAGCCCGAGGCGTGGGAGCAGGTGATCCGGGCGTCTCTGTCGGACAGGAAGGGTCGGGCGATGTTCATCGGCACGCCTAAGGGGAGGAACTGGTTCCACGACCTGTGGAAGCTGGGCCAAGACGACACGGACAAGGATTGGAAGAGCTGGCACTTCACCACGCAGGACAACCCGCTGATCGACCCGACCGAGATCGAGTCGGCGAAGAAGACCTTGAGCTCGTTCGCGTTCAAGCAGGAATATCTGGCCAGCTTCTCAAATGCGGGCGCGGACGTTTTTAAAGAGGAATGGCTGAAATACGGCGAGGAGCCGGACTACGGCAGCTATTTCGTGGCCGTGGACCTGGCCGGGTTCGAGGAAGTGGCCAAACAGGCGGCCAATAGCAAAAAGAGGCTGGACGAGTCGTCGATTGCGGTGGTCAAAGTGACCGACGACGGCAAGTGGTTCGTCAAAAAGATCGAGCACGGCCGGTGGGACATCCGCGAGACGGCGTCCAAAATCCTGATGACGATGCGCGACTACCGGCCGTTGAGCATCGGAATCGAGCGCGGGGCACTGAAAAACGCGGTTTTACCGTATTTATCGGATTTGATGAGAAAAAACAATGTGTACTCGCACATCGTGGACTTGACGCACGGCAACAGGAAGAAGACTGATAGAATCATTTGGTCGTTGCAGGGCCGCTTCGAGCATGGCAGAATCGTGCTTAACAGCGAAGAAGACTGGGACGTGTTTGTGGACCAGCTTCTGATGTTTCCCTCGCCCGGTGTGCACGACGACCTGCCGGATTCACTGTCCTACATCGACCAACTGGCCGTCACAAGCTACTTTGAGGATGCTGATGACAGCGACTGGGAGCCGATGGACGTAATAAGCGGAGTCTAGTATGGACCAAAACGAGTTTGACGAGCCGACACAATCCGACAAGGAGCTGACGGCTTTTGTCGTTGACCATTGCGAGCGGTGGAGAGACTGGCGCGACACCAACTACCTGGACAGCTACCTCGAATATGAGCGTATTTTCCGTGGTGAGTGGGCCTCAGAGGACAAAACTCGTGAGTCAGAGCGCTCGCGCATCGTGACCCCCGCCACTCAGCAGGCCGTGGAGACGCGGCACGCCGAGATCATGGAGGCTATCTTCGGCCAAGGTGACTTTTTTGACATCGAAGACGACCTGCAAGACGTCAACAAGAACCCGATTGACGTCGAAGTGCTCAAAGCGCAGCTGATGGAGGACTTCAAGCAGGACAAAATCCGCAAATCCATCGACCAGATCGAGCTGATGGCCGAAATCTACGGCACTGGCATCGGCGAGATCATCGTCAAGACGGAAAAGATATTCGAGCCCGCCACGCAGGCGATTCCAGGGCAAATGGGCCAGGCGGCCATCGGTGTGGTGGAGAAAAACCGCATCGCCGTCAAGCTCATGCCCGTCAATCCCAAGAATTTCTTGTTTGACCCCAACGGCACCGCCATCGACGACTGCATGGGTGTGGCGGTCGAGAAGTATGTGGGCATCCACAAGGTCGTCGAGGGCATCGAGAAGGGCATTTACCGCAAGGTGAACATCCAGCCCGCCGCCGAGGACACCGATCTGGAGCCAACGCAGGAGCTGAGCCAGTACCGCGACGAAAAGGTGCGTCTGCTGACGTACTACGGCCTGGTGCCACGCGAGTATCTGGAGCAGCTGGAGAACGAGGGCGGCGAAGTGGCCGACCTGTTCCCTGAGGACAGCGCGGCCGACGACTACTCTGACATGGTCGAGGCGATTGTCGTGATCGCCAACGAGGGCCTGCTGCTCAAGGCCGAGGCGAGCCCTTACATGATGAAGGACCGCCCGATCATCAGCTATCAGGACGACACAGTGCCCAACCGCCTGCTCGGCCGTGGCACGGTGGAGAAGTCCTACAACATGCAAAAGGCGATCGACGCTCAGGTGCGCAGCCACTTGGACAGCCTGGCGCTGACGACCTCGCCCATGATGGGCATGGACGCCACCCGCTTGCCACGCGGCGCACGTTTTGAGGTCAAGCCCGGCAAAGCGTTCATGGTCAACGGCAACCCAGCCGAGATTCTGTACCCATTCAAGTTCGGCGAGACCAGTCTCAACAACCTGAACACGGCCAAAGAGTTCGAGCGCATGCTGCTGCAAGCCACCGGCACGATGGACAGCCAAGGCATGGTCAGCCAAGCCAACCGCGACGGCGCGGGCCTGAGCATGGCGGTGGCCACGATCATCAAGAAGTACAAGCGCACGCTGGTCAACTTCCAAGAGGACTTTTTGATCCCCTTCATCCAGAAGGCCGCGTTCCGCTACATGCAGTTCGACCCCGAGCGCTATCCGAGCGTGGACATGAAGTTCATCCCGACGGCCACGCTGGGCATCATCGCCCGCGAGTACGAGCAGCAGCAGTTCATCGGTCTGTTGCAGACACTGGGACCGGATACGCCAGTGCTGCCGCTGATCCTGAAGGGCATCTTGGGCAATTCCAGCTTGTCGAATCGCTATGAGCTGATGGCAAAACTGGATGAAATGTCGCAACCGAATCCGGAAGCGCAGCAGATGCAGCAGGTGCAACAGCAATTAACGATGCAAGCCGCACAAGCACAGATTGCGCTCAACACGACGCAGGCCGAGCAGAACCGTGCCGAAGTGCAGAAGTTGCTCACCGAAGTGAA